GGAATATCCTTTCATTTTTTCCTCACGCAACCTTCTGCTCATGTAATCCCAATACGGCTCCCTTTCCATTTTTTACCCCTTTAAACCATGTTGGAACCTCACGTTTGGTCCAACGTGCGAATCTTGCTTTCTCTACTATGTAGTAACTTTGATAAGCGAGAACTGTGTCTTCACATTTCAAAATATCAGGCATACATTGAGGTGGATCAGTGAATGGTGCCTCACGATCAATGTTTAAAGGTGGCATGAATAAAATATTACGCAACCTTTCAGTGGCATGATGTTTACCGTAACGATGCGTATATTCTTTCAACAAAGCATCAAAGTATTTCCAATGCCAGTCATAGTTTTTCTTTGATGTTCGTGTCCATATCGTACTAGGATGATTCTTATGAACCATTTTGTAAAATCCAGCTTCATCTGCACGGCAATCACCATCAATAACACGGTGAGCAGTACACAACATCTGAGCAGACTCAAGGATCATCTTAACAACATGTTTGTCACAAGCAAGTTGAGCTGCAATCTTAGGATCACGATCTAGGTAGAAGATGTTCATCGGTTAAATTCTCCATATCCCATTACAAAATTTTCTGCACAGTCTTCAGCATACCTTTCACTGTGTCTTGACATACTACGTAGTTCAGAGTAACCATCTTTCCTCATGTCTACAAAGTATTCTTTTTTAGAATCATCCCATAGAACTTTTGCAGTTCGATCACTGTATTTCTCTGAGCCAAAATATTCTGATACCTCAATCATCAGTTGGAACCCACTCTAAGAAATTGTAACCAAACTCACGCCTACCCTCTGGTGTGCTTAGATCAGAGGTTCCCAACTTTTTCATTCTACGCATAACAGCAGTAGTTGGTTCTCCATTACGGTCTGTCTTAAATCTCCAGTTAGTCACTAATAGGGCCTCCTTTTTGACCTGTTTCCCAACGATAGAATATGTGATTACCTATTCTTGTCGTTCTCGTTTTAACTTTTGCCCATGCTGGTTTTACGTAGTCAGCATGGTAGTGAGTAGCTCCATCTGTTATATCTATGAAGTTAATAGTATTATATACTATAGATTTAGAAATTGTCAATAACCTTTGGTAAACTTTTTTCTCTTTTGGTTCGTCACTTTTACCATCACAATACCAAGAGAACTGGCAACGATGACGAACAGGGTAAAACTCAGCATCATTTGGATCAGGGGTTTGTCGAGTCTTCCAACTTTCTCTTGTTGGGCCCTGATAGATTACTTCACATATTGTGTTGGGAAATCTTTTGTCTCTTACTCTGTTGAGAACCACAGAGGAGACACCAAGAAGTCCAGCACTGCCCTGACCTCTTGCTTCATGATACATGTTGAGTGCAAGACACTCTACTGAATCACTTTTATCTTCTGGTGTTGTAGCATTAGCAGGGCTGAAAAGTATCAACCCTGCTACAATTAATTCTGTAGGATTCATTTTAGAACATCACTAAGGCAGCGTAACCCATTCCAAAAATAAGAACAATACCTATTGTGCTTTTAATCGTTTCCATAT